TAAAAAAATTCCACTTACGGAAATATTTAATACTTATATAGTAGAAAAAAGTATTAAAAGATTATAGATGAAAACACAGTTACTATGCACATTCGCAGAAACCGAAAATTTACAAGATATTCTACAAAAGATTAGAGAAAACTATAAAATTGTATATAATTACATTTATGTTTTACAAAATAAAACAAACATTGATGAATTGTATATCACATATAATATAGATGTAGAGTTTAAGCCTGATGTTCAATTGGCTAACACTATATTAGTTCATAGAAAAAAACAATCAAATTCTCTATATACTATCAACGCTTTGAATCAATTGATTAAAGAGGAGAATGGTGGAGTGTTGGATACAAGTTTTTCTTTGGACTGGGAAAAATTTAAAAATTGTATTATTTTAACAGGAGCAACCGGTATAAGAAAAATACCAACAAGAATATTTCAAAAGATTGAATTCAATTAATAAATCAGTATGACCAATATCAATAAGATAATAGAAGAAATATTATTAGAACACTCATTGACATATCCGATTCCTTCTTTAGAAGATAAGAATCAGGTTTCGAATCTTATGGAGTGTTGTGATAAATTGGGATATCCTCAATATAAAGATATTATCAGAGAATTTTTCTTAAATGAGGAAGAGCCTATTAAAGGTGCATCTTCTCAATTTAAAGGTAAATTTCATTTAGGAGGAGGTTATTACTCGTCTAAGCCGGAAGGAGATGTTGAATTTAAAAATGATAATGGAAATCTAAGACCGGTAACACCGGAAGAGAAAGCCGATTTTCAACAAAAGAAATCTTCAACACCGGATAAACCTATTCATCAAAAAGTAAAGAAAGTAGCTACCCAAACAATTCAAAAGGTGGCAGATACTACTACTCAGCATGTTGATAAAATAAAAGGTAAGATTGAAAACTGGAGTGAAGAAGAAAAGGCCTTCTTTGCAAAAAATCAACAACAACCTGGTTCAGAAACTCGTAGAACTTTTGCTGAAGCTCTAAGAGATAAAGTAAAGGGTGCAGGAGCAGCTATTAAACATGGTTTTCAACATGAAACTCATTTGTTTAAACAGGCAGCAGGTGCGGCACATAAATGGATTAAAGGAGAAGAATTAACACCGGAAGATAAAAAATCTATGATTAAAGTTGGTGTTAAAGTTGCAACAACGGCTGTATTTGGTGCTGCAATGGGAGGTTTGGGGCACGGAGGAGTTGCATTTGCAAAGCATGTTGCAGCAGAATTTGTTCCTCATGTTGTGGGTGAAGTTATTGTAGTTGGTGCTATTAAATCAACTTTATTTGCTGATATCAATGATGATGAAAGAGTATTGATGGATTTTGCTAATAAAATTGCAGATGGATTGGAGAACTCAGAAATTAGTCCAGATGTAATGGAACAAATTGTGGATAGTTGGAATGAGAAAAAAGGATTTGATAATCAACCAATAGAACAACCACAAAATGAAGCAATCACAATTGATAGTTTATTAGAAAGTTTGTTAGTTGAAGCAGAAGGAGAATCATCTCAATTTCCTGGTAAGTATCACTTAGGTGGAGGATATTATGCAACTCAACCTGAAGGAGATGTTCAGTTTAAAAATGATAATGGTAATTTGAGACCTGTTACTCCAGAAGAGAAGGCAGATTATGAAAATAAAAAAGGAGAATTAAATCCTTCTGATCAAGAAAAGGCATTCAAAACCGCTGAAAAGGTAATGAATGATAAAGAAAAAGAAATAGAATCAGATAATAAGATTGATGCTAAAAAAGAACCTGAAAAGGTGTTAATGGATCCAGAAGCAAGTGCTAAGGATAGAGCTAGAGCAAGAGCATTTAAAGCTGAAAAGGATAATTTGGATATAAGAAGAGAAGATGATCCGGATTATCAAACTGAATTAAAAAAGACGGTAAAAGGCAAATTATCAGATATTTCAAATGATTTAAGAAATGAAAAGGATAGTGATGGTAATCAATTGGATTCTGAAATTACTGAAAATGGTTCTATCTTAATTGGAGTTGAGCATGGTGAAGATAATGATACTACGAAAAATATAATTAATAAAATTACATCATTACCTAAAGATGCAAAAATTGTATTCATAGGTGAAGGTGGTTCTTCTTATGATGAAAATGGAAGAATAGAATTTAATGGAGAGCAGAAGGAAATTAGAGATGCATATATGAATCATTTCAAATCACCTAGAGAGGAAAGTTGGGATGAGAATGCTGATATAACCGATTCAAATTCTCCTGTGTTTGCAGAAGTTGCAAATGTTTTTGAAGGTGATAAGAAAAAAGCATTAGCATCTATTTGGACTAATATGGTTGGTCAAGGAGATAAATTAGATGCAAATGAATATCTAACCGATGAAACTAAAAAATGGATTGTTGATGAAGCTAAGAAAGGTGGTAGTGATGAATTCAATGGTGATATAGATTGGAATAATTTATCATTAGAACAAAAAGAAGACCTTTATCAATTAAATTATAGAGATGACCAAAATTATGGTGAAACTGAATTATCAAAGGGTCAAAAAGCATATAATGATTTTAGACAAAAGGAATTAGATAGAAAAATTAAAGAAGTTGAAGATAATGGTGGTATTGCAATTGCTACAATGGGTAACTCTCATGTAGGAAGTTGGAGAGAAAGAAACAAACCACAAAAAGATACATTTAATCCTTCTTCATTAAGAACTTTAGGAAAAGAAATGCCTGAAGCGGATAAAGATGTTTTTAATAAGAATTCTGATATAGAAAAGATACCTGCTGCTAAGAGAGAAGAAATCTCTATGAAGATTGACGAATTAGCAGATAAGGCATCTAAAGGTGAAGATTTTAATCTTTGTCAAGTAACAGTTCCTGGAACTAATTTATATTGTGATGGTAATCAAGGTATTCCTAGAGAAGAAATGCCACAATTCAAAGGCAAACCTCTTCCAGGAACTCCTGCTGAAAGTATGCCAAAAGATAGTAAGGGTGAAGTAGATACCGAACCTTTATTTAAAAAGATGTTAAAGGAAAAAGGAATTAAAACGATTGAAACTGAAGTTCCTTCTGATAGATTAAAGGCAACGCAAAGTGAATTAGTTGGTGGTAAAGTTGCTGGTATGACAAAGGCTTTGGAAGAAGATCCTAATCACCCAAAAATTACTGCACCAATTTATGTAAGTAGAGATGGATATGTAATCGATGGTCATCATAGATGGGCAGCGGTAACATCAAATGCTATTAAGAACGGCAAACCCGCTAATATGAAGGTTATCGTTGTGGATATGGATATTAAAGATGCTATCCCAATGTGTAACAAATTTGCAGAAGAGCAAGGTATTGCTGCAAAGAAAGCAGATGCAAATGATGGTAATTTACCGGCACCAAAAGAGCCAAATGAAAAACAAGGAGGAGTAATATATCCGATTGGCGGAAACTACTATTCAGATACTCCTAATGGGCCTGCTCAATATATAAAAGCGGAGAGCGTTGTAAAAGAAATATTTATAAATGAAAATGAGAATTTTTTACACCTTTTATTTGAAGAAAATATTTCAAAAAAATTACCAGATGGTGATGATATTATAGTTAAACCTATTGATGTAAAAGATCAACCCGAAGCTACTAAACAAGCTGATATCGAAGATTCAAATGAAAGTGATATTAATGTAACACCACTTAAGGGAAAAGATTACAAAGATTTTGCAACAAAGCAAATGAATCAATCTAAATATAAGGATTCAATTTTAGATGATAATCTTAAGCAACAACTATCTACTATTATTGATAAGATGTCAAAAGGAGAAGATTTGAGTGATGAGGAAAAGGCAATAGCAAAAGATTATATTAAAATTGCTAAAACTGATAAGGAAGTGAAGATGTATATCGCTTCTAAAAAGAAAGGAGATTGGTCTCAACAAGGATATATTAAAGTAAAAGTAGGAACAGGAAAAGAAGCAAGACAATGGGCTGATGATGCTAGTAAAAAATACGGAGTAACATCTGGAAAAGCAGGTCAGGGTGCAGTTGGTAAAAAAGAAGCAACTCCTGCAAAAATTATAAAAGATAGAAAAATAAATACTATTGAAATAGTTGATGAAAGTACAGTTGTTTTCAATGGAAAAACAATAAAAAAATTATCAGTTCCATCATTTGAAGAAGTAAAAGCTAAATTTAAAGAAAAAGAATCAAATTTGAGCGATTCAGAATTGAATAAAAAGGCTTCAATTGCTATAAAAAGAATTAAAAAACGAAATGATAATATTGATGAGTTAGTTGAAATTTCAAAAAATTCAGGAGGTAAATTTGAATCAGTTGATATTGGAGATGTAACCACATCTGAAGGAAGAAATCAAACTAGAGTAAAAATAATGAATGAATCGATTTCATTATTTACTAAATTATTGGGTGATAAAATAGATTTACCTGAAAATAAAAAAGCTATGGAAACACTTCAAAAAATTAAAGATTTTGAAGGGAGTGATTTGGAAACTAATGATGAAAAAAGAAAAGAATATCAATCTCTTTTAGATGAATTAGAAGTTGATATGACAAATAGTAAAGATTTCAGAGATGGTATTTCAGATTTTTCAGAAGTAAAAGTTGCTTTAGAATTATTATCAAAAGGTAATGCAGTTTATTTACCATCCGATGAAGCATTTAAAACTGCCGATGTATTGGTTATAAACGAAATAAACGAAAACGAATCTGATATTCAATTTCTTTTTGTAACCTTAGAATTTTCAGGTGGTATAAGTGTAAAGTATCAAGGTGGAGCCGGTGGCACAAGTGATGAAAAATGGAGACAAAGTAGATTTAATAGTAACGAAACAAGAAGAAGAGGAAATAGAATGTTATCAACATATGATTTCTTTTATGCTGAAAATAGAACTCCTCCATCATTCCCACCATCAAGTGACCAAATTGAACAACAAAAAACTGCATTAGAAGATGATAAGAAATGGATGTTGGAAAATGGTATTGCTAACGAAGAAGAATTGAATGGTGCGGAAAAATGGGCTGAAAAAAGAGTATCATCTGTAATTGGTAAATTCAAAGATAATGGAGTGTTTGATTGTTTAAATGATGATGAGAAAAAAAGATTTGAAGAATCAATGCTTTTGTATTATAAAAATCAAAAAGTATCCGAAGTTCTTTATAATAATGATTTAGATTATACCAATTTTGGTAATTCTAACCAAAAACTTAGTATAAGTAAGGGTAAAGCGGTAAGATGTGAATCTGAAAACTTAGATGGAGTAGAGAAACCTTGCTATATGAAAATTAAGGATGATGTTGGATTTAACTATTCTCAACAAGGAAATTGTATGACAGTTAAACCTACTAACAGAAACCCATCTGAGATACATTCTCATAAACCTAAAATAAAATAAATTTGGTTAATTGAAGTTTTTTTCGTATATTTGTATAAACAACTTATATAATGGAAGAAAACAAAGTAATCAAAGAAGAATCGGCTATTGAATATTGTGAAAGAGAATTTCCTCAAATGATGGAAGAGTTTAAAACTATCCAAAAGGAAATGTATGAAACTTTTTGCAAGAAACAAAGAAACTATGGTCCTGGTAACATTTCCGTAGGAACATCTTTACAAACCAAAGAAGATATTAAATTATCACTTACAGGTCTTTGGTTCAGAATCAATGATAAAGTTCAAAGATTAAAACAATTGGTGGTATTAGGGCAACCTGATGAAGTGGGTGAATCTATTCAAGATACATATCAAGACTTATCTGTCTATGGTATTATTGCTCAAATTGTGAGTAGAGGAAAGTGGGCGAAATAATAATTACGTTTTTATATATTTGTATATATTTATAGGCAAACTCCCAACTCTTCTTTTTATGAAACACCTTCTATCCAAAGTTTTGAACTTTTTGTTCCCCTCGCCGAAGGGAGAATTTCCGGCAACTCCTAAAGGATTTAGAGACGCTCAAAGATGGGCTGAATCTCAACCACATTCCGTATCAGAAAATCTTACTTTATGGGAAGAAATTTATGAACATCATATGGATGGGTATTGGACATTGGCTAAAATCAATGAACAAAAGAGAATTGCTGATAACTATAAAGAGGTAAAATCTCATAGAACACCAGCTAAAAAAATTCTTCAAAAAAACTAATAAAGTATTTGGAACTTAGAAATTTAATTCGTATATTTGTTTTAAGTTTTTGAGTTCCGAATATTTATATTCGTAAAGCATAAACTTTAATTTTTTAAACTTTAAATTCATAAAACATGGCGACAAATTTAGACGCAATCAGAGCCCGTCTTAACAAATTACAGGGCACTCAAAAGACATCCGATAGTCTTTGGAAACCAACAGTCGGAAAACATCAATTACGTTTAGTTCCTTACAAATTCAACAAAGAGATTCCTTTTATTGAATTGTATTTCCACTACAACATCAACAACAAATCTTATTTATCACCAGCTTCTTTCGGAAGACCTGACCCAATCGTTGAGTTTGCAGACAAACTTAAGAGAATGGGTGGGAAAGAAGATTATCGTGAGGCTAAGAAAATGGAGCCAAAATTAAGAACATTTGTTCCTGTGTTAGTTAGAGGATTGGAGCATGAAGGTATTAAGTTTTGGGGATTCGGTAAGACCGTTTATCAAGAACTATTAGGTTACTTTGCAGACCCTGATTATGGTGATTTATCTCATCCATTAAATGGTAGAGATATCGTAGTAGAATATGCGGCACCAGAAGGAGGAGCATCTTATCCAACAACAAGTATCAGAGTTAAACCTAACTCAACTAAATTACATGAAGACGATACTAAAATCAGAGAATTGTTGGAAAATCAAAAAGATATCACATCTATCTATTCTGAATTATCTTACGATGAGTTAAAGAAAATTTTAGAGAATTGGTTAAGTGGAAACACAACCGATGATACTGAAACTTCTGCAACTCAAGAGACAGTTGTTGCTAAATCTGAACAATCAGTTGCTGATTCGTTTGATTTTGATTCTAAACCTCATCAATTGGATGATGTTGTAGAAGCACCAAAAGCACAACCAAAAACATCTGAATTACCTTGGGATACAGCAGACGAAAAACCTGCGGTAGCTACAACTACACAACAAGTAGCAGATGCATTCGAAGATTTATTCAAATAATATAGATTATGGCAAAAACAGATTTAGCAGACATATTGGTCGATAGTCTGAACAAAAAACAAAAAGACCAAAAAATCGCTTTCTATTTAGATGATGATTCTGATGGAGCTCCTACCAATGTAAATGGATGGATTTCTACCGGAGCAGCGATGTTAGATGTTGCTATTTCTAACCGACCATATGGTGGTATTCCAGTAGGAAGAATCACCGAACTAACAGGTTTAGAGCAGAGTGGTAAATCATTACTATCTGCTCACCTTTTAGCGGAAACTCAAAAGCAAGGTGGTATTGCAGTATTGATTGATACTGAAACTGCGGTGAGTAGAGAATTCTTCGATGCGATTGGAGTAGATGTATCCAAATTGTTATACGTTTCAGTAGATACAGTTGAAGATATTTTTGAAACAATTGAAACTATCATTGAAAAGGTTAGAGAGAAAGATGCACAAAAATTGGTTACAATTGTTGTGGATTCAGTAGCGGCGGCTTCTACTAAGAAAGAAATGGAAGCGGATTATGACAAAGATGGTTATGCAACTGATAAGGCAATTATCATTTCTAAGGCTATGCGAAAAATTACCAATACAATTGGTAGGCAGCGTATTGCAGTTATCTTTACAAACCAATTAAGACAAAAATTAGGAGTAATGTTCGGTGACCCTTGGACAACAAGTGGTGGTAAGGCTTTGGCATTCCACGCTTCAGTTCGTTTAAGATTGAAGAACGTTGGTCAAATTAAAATGAAAGTTGGTGGTAATGATAAAGTGGTTGGTATATCAGTTAGAGCACAAGTTGTTAAAAACCGATTAGGGCCACCATTGCGTTCAGCAGATTTCGATATTTTCTTTGATAGAGGTATTGATAATTACGGAAGTTGGTTATCGGTTATGAAAGAATCCAAATTGGTAAAACAAGGTGGAGCTTGGTATGAATATACCGATACTGATACAGGTGAAGTAATCAAATTCCAATCAAAAGATTTCATTAAGATGATGGAAGATAGAGAAGAATTAAGAGAACAAATCTACAAAAAGATTTGTGAGACAACTATTCTTCAATATAAGAAAGATACTTATGATATTGAAAATATGGAAATTGATACATCAATACCAAATGAAGTTGAATAATGAACAAATTATGGGTCTTTGGTGATTCATACTCAACATATAATAGGGAGAGGCATTCCGAAGGGATTCGCCTCTCCATTTATAGTGATGTAGCGAATTATCTAAATTTAGAAGAAATAAATAATGCCATTTCTGGTATTAGTTCTCATGATATTTTCGGAAATGTATTAAAATTTTTACCTGAATACAAAGCAGGTGATATTGTTATATTTCAAATGTCATTTTTAAATAGAGTGTCATATTTGGATAAACTACAATATAGAAAATTAAACGATCATGAGAAACAATTATTCTTAAAAGGCAAATCTTTATTTTTACATCCACAATTTTATCATAGCACAAAAAGAAAATTAGATGATTTTGAAATAGAAAAACTATCTAATTTTATGAGAGATATAGATGATAATATGTTGGATTATTATTTTAAGTTTTTAATTTTTGTTAAACACATCATTACATTTTTAAATAAAATTGAAGTTGATGTTAGAATCATTTTATTAGAAGATAAAAATTTAAAATATGATTCATCTACTACTATGCAAGTATTAGATATAATTAATGATTTGGAATTAGAAGATAAACTAATTAAGTTTGGAAATAAGCCGGATTTAAAAGGAGTTCCATATTATAAAGAAGAAGGAGAATATGAGTATCATCATTTTAGTTTGGATACAATACAAAAATATTCAGATGATATAAAACAAAATTTCAATGAACGAAAAATATAAAAGTTTATTAAAAGAAATGGATAAAGAACATTCTACTATTAGAACCCGTAATTCAAAGGTTTTATTTGTAGATGGTCTTAATACATTTTTTCGTTGCTGGAGCACCAATCCTACAATGAATGAAGATGGAGAGCATATAGGTGGTGTGGTTGGTTTCTTAAAATCATTAGGAATGGTTATTAGAAATGAAAATCCAACAAGAGTGGTTGTTATATTTGATGGTAAAGGTGGTTCTCAAAAAAGAAGACAAACGTTTTCAAATTATAAAGCAGATAGAAAGGTAAAGTTCAGAGTAAATCGTCAATATGAAGATATGATGAGTGAAGAAGATGAACAACTTTCTCTTAAAAGACAGATTAGTTGGTTAGGTAATATATTAAGTATTTTACCTGTCACTACTATGGTATATGATAACATAGAAGCTGATGATGTTATAGGTTATTTATCTAAACAAGTAATAACCGAAGATGAAAGTGCAGTGATTCTTTCATCTGATAAAGATTTCTTGCAATTGGTATCTGATAACATAACAGTATGGAATCCTCTTAAAAAGGAAAAAATTACAAAAGAAAGATTAATCGAATTATATGGTATCCATCCAGAAAATTTTATATGGTATAGAGTTTTGGATGGCGATAAATCCGATAATATTGATGGAGTTAAAGGTTGTGGATTAAAAACTCTTCAAAAACGATTACCTTTGTTTGAAGGTGATAAAAGAGTTACAATAGATGAACTTTTAAATGCAGCTGAATTAGAAAAGGATAAATACAAAGTTTTTCAAACTATTGTTGATAGTAGAAAAATTATAGAAAGAAACTTTGATTTAATGCAATTGGATAATCCTGATATAAGCGGAACAACTAAATTAAAAATAGTTGATAAATTCAGAGAAGAAGTTGAACCTATGGATAAAATGAAATTCATTGGTATGGGAATGAAATATAAGATTTTACAAAATTGGACAGATGTTAATGATTGGTTACGAAGTTCTTTTGGAAATCTTATTTTAAAATAATTTGGAAATTAAAAAATAATACTCTATATTTGTGGTATGAGTGAAAATGTAGATAATTTATCAAAATACGGTCAGAGCTATCAAACAAAGGTTGTATCTAATTTAGTTATAGATAGACCTTTTTTGGAACAAGTTTCTGATATATTAGAAACAAAGTATTTTGAATCAGATACTAATAAATGGATAGTTGATTTAACTAAAAAATATTTTCACAAATATAAAAATGTTCCAACTACTGATTATTTTAAAACTGAGGTTCAAAAAATATCCGATAATACTTTACAACAAAATGTAGTAGGGCAATTAAAAGCGGTATATCAAAATACTCAACATTCCGATAAAGAATGGGTTAAATCAGAATTTGTTACTTTTTGTAAAAATCAAAACTTCAAAAATGTAATTCTTAACTCAGTTGAATTACTTAAAACCGGTCAATTTGAAAAGATTGAAAAAATGGTTAGAGATGCAGTTAAGGTTGGACAAACAAATGATTTAGGATTAGATTATAAGGAAGAAATTGAAGTTCGTTTTGAAGAAGTTAATCGTAGAACAGTTGCAACAAGTTGGGATGTAATAGACGATTTGATGGATGGTGGGTTAGGTCCTGGTGAATTGGGGGTTGTAGTAGCACCTTCCGGTATTGGTAAAACTTGGGTATTAGCATCATTAGGTGCAGCAGCAGTTAAAGCTGGAAAAAATGTATTACACTACACATTAGAACTTACACAAAACTATGTTGGGCAACGATATGATACTATTTTCACAGGTATCCCATCGGCTGATTTAAAAGAAAACAAAGAAGAGATTAAAGAAAAAGTTAGTAGATTAAGAGGTGGGTTGATGATTAAATATTATCCACCAAAAGGGATTACCGCTAACACTATTGCAGCACACATTGATATGGTTAGACAAACTAAGTTTCAACCTGATTTAATTATTATAGATTATGCAGATTTATTAGTTTCTACCAATTCAAAGAACAATTCCGATTATGCTGAACAAGGTGGAATTTATATTGATTTGAGAGCAATGAGTGGTGAATATCAAATACCAATTTGGACAGCATCTCAAACTAATAGAAGTGCAATTGATAGTGAAGTAATTCAAGCAGATAAAATTGCAGATTCATATGCAAAAGTAATGAACGCAGATTTCATTATATCAGTTAGTAGAAAAGATTCGGATAAATTAAATAATACCGCTAGATTCCATGTTATGAAAAATAGATTTGGGCAAGATGGTTTGACATTCCCTGCTAAGATGGATACCAATAAAGGTTTCATTGAAGTATATTCATCTACATCTCCAAATGGTGTTATTGCATCTAAAGAATCTAAAAATGGTGAATTATTACAAAAACAATTACTTCATAAGAAGTATGTAGATAATATGGGTTAATATGACTAAATTAGAAGTAGTTGATGAGATATGTGCCGGTATGGCAATTTTAGATTATTTTGATGATGCTATTATTGGTTATGATACATCTACAAAAAGAATTATATATGATTGGCAATTGATGATTGATATTTTAATTAAAGAGCATGAATTGGCAATTGATGAAGCTGAAGAATATATTGAATATAATATATTAAATCTTCATTTAACAAATGATGATGGTGAAAATATAACACCTATTATATTAGGTAGATTTTATTATGATGATAAACTATAATACTTTTGCAAAGTTTATAGAATGGGATGAATTGGATTTGGAATATGAAAGAGTAACTCAGAATATAAAAGATATCAAAAATGTAACTGAAGCATTAGATATTATTTTTAGATACCATAGAAAAAAAGGATTCCCTCATTACCATTCTACAACTGATAGTAAGGTAAGTGATATGAAAGCACTTTCCGAATTTGATGAATCAACTATATTCAAAGATGATTATATTGATCAAACTATGCATTGTTTAGGTTTAGCATGGAGTTATTTTCCTCATTGGGTAGATGTTCAATGTGGGAATAGTAAAATGAAACCAATAGATTATTGGAATGATGATACTAAGTTAAAAGAAATTATAAGAAAGACTTGGAATTGGCATCTTAAACATAGTGATGGTAAATTTACATTAAATCGTTTAAGACAAAATTTCAAAATATACGGAGGTAATCAGACGGTTAGTAATTTCAGACCATCTGCTGCTAAGTATATTTATAATACCTATGGAGGAGAGACGGTTTGGGATATGAGTTGTGGATGGGGAGGGAGATTGATTGGATTTTTAACGAGTAATTGTAAAACATATATAGGAACTGATCCTAGCAGTAAAACGTATGAAGGGTTAGGTAAATTGAATAAAGAATTAAATTTTTATGGTAAAAACGTTATACTTCATGAATTAGGTTCTGAAGTATTTGTACCAGAAAAAGAAACATTAGATTTATGTTTTACTTCACCTCCGTATTTCGATACTGAAAAATATAGTGATGAAGATACTCAATCTTATAAAAAATACCCAACTCCTCATTTATGGGTAGATGGATTTTTAAGAAAAACTATGGCAAATTGTCATATTGGGTTGAAAAGAGAAGGTAAGATGATGTTAAATATTGCTAATACTCCTAAGCATAAAGATATAGAATCTGAAACGATTAGGGTAGCAAATGAAGAAGGGTTTAAATTAGATAATACTATTAAATTGGCTCTTTCATCGGTAGCAGGGAAGGGTATTAAATATGAACCTATTTTCATTTTTAGTAAGAAAAACTAAAGAAAAAATGGACTAAAAAATTTTCTAAAGAACCATAAATTTTTTACGATATATATCCTATTTATTCTTACCAAATTGTTAAATAGAAAAAATAAGTTTTAAGAGATGAGCAAATTATTTACGGAAAGAATTCCATTTAAACCATTCGAATATCCAGAATATTATACCGAAGGTTGGTTAAAACAAATGCAAGCGTTTTGGTTGCATACCGAAATTCCTATGCAGATGGATGTAAAAGATTGGAATGAAAATTTAAGTGAATCAGAAAAACATTTAGTAGGTAATATTCTTTTGGGATTTGCTCAAACGGAATGTGCGGTTTCTGATTATTGGACAGGTATGGTTACTAAATGGTTTCCAAAGCATGAGATTAGACAAATGGCAATGGCGTTTGGTTCTCAGGAAACTATTCACTCAATTGCATACTCATACCTAAATGAAACATTAGGATTGGATGATTTTGAAGGTTTCCTACATGATGAGGCTATGAAGGAAAGATTTGAACTATTAACTAATACTACGGCAGATTGGACTCCAAAAGATTTAGATACTAATCCAATAGCTAGAAAAGAAGTAGCACGTTCATTAGCAATCTTTTCTGCATTTGCAGAAGGAGTTGCATTGTATTCTTCATTCGCAGTTCTTTACTCATTCCAAATGAGAAATCTATTAAAGGGTATTGGACAACAAATGAAGTGGAGTGTTAGAGATGAATCCCTACACTCAAAGATGGGTTGTCAATTATTCAGACATATGTGTGAAGAGTTTCCTGAATTATTAGAGGAAGCTAAAGAAGATATTTACAAAGCGGCTAAAATCATTAGAGATTTAGAGCATAAATTTATTGATAAGATTTTTGAAATGGGTGATTTGGAAAATCTTAAAGCAGCTGACTTAAAAGAATTCATCACAAAAAGAGTTAATGAAAAATTAGCAGAATTGGGGTATAATCCAATTCCAGGTGGTGATGAATATTTTGAATATAATGATAAAAAAGCATCTCAATTAGATTGGTTCTATCACTTAACGGGTGGTGTAACTCATACTGATTTCTTTGCTATCAGACCTACTGATTATAGTAAGGCAGGTGAAGGTGAGAATTGGGATGATATATTTTAATAACAAAGAATTTATAGAATTATGAAGAACTACGGCGAAGAATTCGGTTGGGAGGTAGATGTGGATTTCCCTTCATGGGGAAACAATGAGATATATGTAAAAACTATATCTAAAACTTATTTGCAAGCAGGTGAGAAACCTAAAGATGCTTATTGGAGAGTTGCTACGGCAGTTGCTAAAAGATTGGATAAACCACAATTAGCAACAAAATTCTTTGATTACATTTGGAAAGGATGGTTATGTTTGGCAACACCTGTATTGTCAAATACTGGAACTGATAGAGGATTACCGATTTCATGTTTTGGTATTGATGTAGGTGATAGTATTTATGAAATTGGTTCTAAGAATTTAGAATTAATGTTGTTGGCAAAGCATGGTGGTGGTGTTGGTATCGGTATCAATATGATTAGACCAGCTGGTTCTAAAATCACTGGTAATGGAACATCCGATGGTATTGTTCCATTTACAAAAATTTATGATTCTACTATTCTGGCAACAAATCAAGGAAGTGTTAGAAGAGGTGCAGCATCGGTTAATATCAAAATTGAACATAAAGATTTTGATGATTTCTTAGAGATTAGAGAACCAAAAGGAGACGTTAATAGACAATCATTAAACTTACATCAATGTGTTGTAGTTAGTGATAAGTTTATGAAAAAATTAGAAGAAGGAGATTCTGAAGCGAGACGAAAGTGGGGCAAATTATTACAAAAGAGAAAAGCAACGGGCGAACCATATATTATGTATAAAGGAAATGTTAATAAGCAAAATCCTGAAATGTATAAGAAGAATGGTTTGAAAGTTCATATGACTAATATATGTTCTGAAATCGTTTTACACACCGATGAACAACATTCATTTGTATGTTGTTTGAGTTCTTTAAACTTGGCAAAATATGATGAATGGAAAGACACTGATTTAGTTTATACTTCTACTATTTTCTTAGATGGTGTATTGGAAGAATTTATCCAAAGAGCTAAGAATATGAAAGGATTTGAGAATTCAGTTCGTTCAGCAGAAAGAGGTAGAGCATTAGGATTGGGTGTATTAGGATGGCACACTTACCTACAACAAAAAGGATTACCATTTGAAGGATTACAAGCTCAATTTGAAACTCGTAAGATTTTCTCTCAAATGAAGATTGAATCTGAAAGAGCAAGTAGAGATTTGGCAGCTGAATATGGAGAACCATTATGGTGTAGAGAAAGTGGATTCCGTAATACTCATTTAAGAGCAGTGGCACCAACAGTATCAAACTCTAAATTGAGTGGTAATGTGAGTAGTGGTATTGAACCTTGGGCAGCTAACGTATTTACCGAACAAACTGCAAAGGGAACATTCATTCGTAAAAACCCAGAGCTAGAAAGGATCTTAAAGAAGATTGGTAAAAACACCAAAGAAACTTGGGATAAAATTTTAGAAGATGGAGGTTCGGTACAGGGATTAGATTTTTTAGATGAGTGGTGTTTCTTAGATGGTAAATTGGTTGAATGTAATGAAGTTACCGAAGAATCTCACAAAGGTAGATGTAATTCGGTTAAGGATGTGTTCAAAACATTTAAGGAAATTAATCAATTGGATTTGGTAAGACAAGCAGGTGTTAGGCAACAATATATTGACCAGGCAGTTTCATTAAATTTGGCATTCCCTGCAACCGCAGAACCAAAATGGATTAATCAGGTTCATTTGGAAGCATGGAAACAAGGTGTGAAAACACTTTATTATATGAGAACCGAATCAGTTCTAAGAGGTGATATTGCTCAGAAGGCAATGGATCCAGAGTGTGTAAGTTGCGAAGGATAAAAAAATAAAATAAAAGATAAGAATATGGTAACAGTTAAAAAATTTAGTGCAAGTTGGTGTGGCCCTTGCAAAGTGTTAGCACCCGTAATGAATGAAGTTAAGGGGCAATTTTCAAATGTAAATTTTGAAGATATTGATATAGATGAAAATTTTGAATTAGCATCTAAATACGGAGTTCGTTCAGTTCCGACTGTAATATTAGAGAAAAACGGAGTGGAAATCAGTAGATTTGTAGGAGTTCAATCTAAATTAGCATATACAAATGCTATTAATGAAAATCTTTAATTTTTAGTTGGAAATATCAGAAAAAAGTCGTATATTTGTTCCAACAAAAAGTATAGATAAATGGAGTTTTGGGAAGGAGCTAACGGAAGCTCAGCTAGAAAGGTATTAATTATACCAAACATAACTAACCTTAAGAATTTAGAAAAGGATTCATTCATAGATGTAATTTACAATCATATAATCTCCCTTAATAAGGAGGGAGATTATTTTTTTCATCTAATACTTCCAAAACCGGTAGGTAAATTAAACCTACCAAATGTTCAACAACACTTAGTAGATATTTCAGGAAACATTCTGGCAATGAGAGTTGTATTTCCATTGGAGATAATGAAACTCTTAAAGAACTTGGATTATGATGTGGTATATTCTCATATGCCCGATTGGTTTCAAGTTGCAAGATTTACTCAAAAAGATATTATTGGATATTCTCATTGGTTTGAAATGAGAAGTTGTAACGCTGAAGATAGATTAGCTAATTTCAGAAATATGGTTGTCTCCTTATATCAAGTAACTCGTATGAAATGTTGTTACTTGAATACTCAAGAACAAAAGGATAGAATCATAGAAGAGGCTAAAGAATGGTATAATGATAATGTTATTAAAATATTAGAAGAAAAATTAGTAGTTTGGAATTTGGGAGTACCGGAAGATAAAATACTAAAAGAAGCATCTAATGAAAAAGAAAATATAATTGTATTCAATCATAGATGTATCGCAAATAAAAATTATTCTGGATTTATTAAATTAATGAAAGAATATAGAGAACGAAGACAAGATTTTATAGTATGGCTTCCTCAATTAAATGAAACACCTGAAGAAAGTTGGATGGATAATACAAAGGTTGATAAAGAAGAATATTATCAACGATTGCAAAAATGCAAAGTAGGTGTTCAGATGAGGCAAACTCATTATGGGTGGAGTGTAGCAGCAACTGATTGTATGATGAATGGAACTCCTATGATATTTCAAGAATCGGAATGTTATAAAGAGATTGACCCAACTGCACATTTTTTCAAATATAAAAAAGATTTCTTTGATATGTTGGATAAAATGTTAGATGATGATGGGTATAGAAAAGAATATGAAAGAAAAGCGTTAGATAGAAGTATTGAATTATCTAACAATGATGATAAAATGATTAAAGAATTACATAAACAACTTAGCTAGTGTATCAAAACATATATTTTCAAAGAAACAATAATACAATCCATATTTGGGATGATGTGAAGGGATACTTTACTATGCCTTATCAACGTTATGCTTTTAAACCCGCACTCAATGGAGAATGGGAATCTATTTATGGTGATAGATTAACAAAAGTATTTAAGTATTCAAAAGATGATGAGGGATTGTTTGAAACGGATGTACCGGAAGTAACTCGAACATTGGTTGATTTATACACTAATTCAGATATTCCATCAACTGGTCATAAAATTCTTACATTTGACATTGAGGTTGAAATGGAAACGGGAATGCCTGATACTGAAAAGGCACAAAATGAAATCACATCTATTGCAATGCATGATTCGGTAGATGGTTATCAATATGTTTTAATTTTGGATAAAAATAGAAAGGTTGAAAAGAAAGAAACTGATAATGTTTCAATTTTACCTTTTGATACTGAATACGATTTACTCCAAAAGTTTCTTACTATATATGAATCAATTGCTCCTACAATCTTAACAGGTTGGAACATTGACTTCTTTGATATTCCATATTTGTATAATCGTTTAAAAAATGTTGTTGGAGAAAGAAATGCAAAAAGATTATCTCCAATCAAAGAAATGTTTTTTTCACCTTATAGAAAGAGATGGTTTATCGGAGGAGTATCAGCATTAGATTATCTTACATTATATCAAAAATACAATTATAAAGAATTAGATAACTATCGTTTAGACACAGTTGCTAGAATTGAATTAGGTAGAGGTAAGGTTGAATATACAGGTAACTTAGATGAGTTATTTAAAAATGATATTGAAAAATTTATTGAATACAACTTAGAAGACGTTAGGTTGGTTGTTGATATGGATAAAAAACTTCAATTCATAGAATTAGTAAGAGGTATCTGTCACGCTGGACATATTGCTTATGATGATTTTATCTTTGCGGGTAGAATTATGGAAGGAGCATTGTTATGTTTCCTTAGACAAAGAGGATTGGTTGCATCTAATAAAATGAAGAAAGAAGATTCGGATGCACAAATTGATGCGATGAGAGAAAGTGGTGGTATTGATGAAAGTGCTAAAGATGAAAAGTTTATTGGTGCATATGTAAAAGACCCTATTGTTGGAAAGCATGATTGGATTTATGACTTGGACTTAACATCGCTATATCCATCTATTATTATGAGTTTAAACATCTCACCAGAGACCAAAATGACTAAGGTGGAGGATTGGGATATTGAACGATATATTAAGGGTTTAGATGAGACTTATACCATTATGGGTAAGACCGTTAGTAGAGAAAGATTTCAACAATTTATAAAAGATAATGATTATGCCATTTCATCAAATGGTGTAATTTATAGAAGAGATAAAAAAGGATGTATTCCTGCTATCTTAGAAGAATGGTTTCAAAAGCGTGTTGAATATCGTAAATTAGAAAAGAAGTTTGGTGAAGCGGGTGATAAAGAACAATATGCTTTCTATGCAAAAAGACAATTGGTTCAAAAAATCTTATTGAACTCTCTTTATGGAGTATTGGGATTACCTTCATTCCGTTTCTATGATATTGATAATGCGGAAGCAGTAACAACAACAGGTCAGACAGTAATTAAAAATACTGCTAATATGTTGAATATTAAATACAATAAAGAATTGGGAACAAAGGATATAGATTATAACATTTATATCGATACCGATTCAGTATTCTTTTCATCAGTTCCATTGTTAAATCATAGATTTCCAAATTGGAGAGAAGAAAGTGATGAAGAAATTGCTCTAAAGGTAGATGCTATTGCAGGTGAGAGCCAAAACTTCTTAAATAATTTCTATGATATGTTGGCGGCAAAGGCATTTAATATTGATACACATAGATTACAAATTAAAAAAGAGTTTGTATCGAAAGCAGGATTTTGGGTGGCAAAGAAAAGATATGCACAATGGATTATTGCAGAGAATGGTATTAAATGTGATCAATTGCAGGTAAAAGGATTGGATGTAGTTCGCTCATCATTCCCTCAATCATTCAAAGATTTTATGAAGCAAACTCTTATTGATATATTAAGAGGTGAGCAAAAGGAAACGATGGATGAAAAAATTATTACATTCAAAGGAACTCTTCCATTGGTTAAACCATACAATATTGCAAAAAGTAGTTCAGTAAAAGAACTTTCAAAATATACTCCCGCAAAAGGTGCAATGTTCCAATTCCAAAAAGGAACTCCTGCGCATGTTAAAGCAGCTTGGACTTACAATCAATTGTTGAAGCACTTTAACTGTGGGTTTAAATATTCACCTATGAGAAATGGTGATAAGATGAAATGGGTATATTTGAAACAAAACCCATTAGGATTGGAAACTATTGCTTTTAAAGGAGCAGATGATCCTGAAGAAATTGAATCATTTATCAAAAACTATATTGATTATGATAAAATATTTGAAAGTGAAATGCAGAATAAATTAGAAGATTTTTATAGAGCTTTAAGTTGGGGACATTTACAATTAAAAATTACAAAATCTGATAAATTTTTCTCATTCTAATTTGGAAAATCAAAATAAAACAACTATATTTACAAAAATAAAAATTAAAAATTAAAACAATTGTTATGGACAAAAATCGTTTAAATCGTTTCATTTCTAAGTATAACTTAGCGGGTTTGGTAGAATCAGTATCTTGGAAATCAGAAGGTAACACATTAACCACAAAATTCATTTCAGATGATAAGACCGTATTAGGTTCGGTATCAGTTAGTGAATTTGAATTTGAAGATTCTACTATTGGTGTGTATAATACAAACACATTAAAAAGTTTATTAGGTGTATTGGGTAATGATATTAATATTACTCTAAAGAAAGCAGATGAAAAACCTATTTCATTAGCATTAACATCCGATTCTACAACTGTTCAATATCAGTTAGCTGATTTGGCTGTAATTCCAAATGTTCCAGATTTAAAACAATTACCTGAATTTAATATCAATATTGATATGGATGGTAATTTTATTGAGAAATTCATCAAAGCAAAATCTGCTTTAAGTGATATTGATAATTTCACTGTCTTAACTGAAAAAGGTAAATTAAAAATTGTTATTGGATATTCTAATATCAATACAAATAGAGTTGAGTTAGTAGTAAATGATAACTACGATGGAGAAGTAAAACCAATTTCATTCTCAGCGAAATACTTCAAAGAAATTCTTTCTGCTAACAAAGAAGCTAACAAAGCTACATTGAAAGTATCTAAGGAAGGATTGGCAAACGTAGATTTCTCAGTTGATGGATTTGCTTCATCATATTATTTAGTAGAAGTACAGTTATCATAATATAATCAAAACAAAGTATGAGTTTTTTTGAACAACAAGAAGAACAAGTTCATTCGCTTTGGGTTGAGAAATATAGACCTACAAAGTTGGATGATTATGTAGGTAATGAAAATCTTAAAGAGAAGGTGAAGGGATATATCAAAAGTGGTGATATCCCTCACTTACTTTTTTATGGAAAAGCCGGAACAGGAAAGACTACATTAGCAAAATTAATTGTTAAGAACATTGAATGTGATGTAATGATTATCAATGCATCAGATGAAAATAATGTGGATACAGTTCGTAATAAAGTGAAAAACTTTGCAAGTGGTGTAGGATTTAAACCATATAAGGTTATTATCTTAGATGAGTTTGATTATATGACACCAAATGCACAGGCATTGTTAAGAAACTTAATGGAAACATTTTCTAAACATTGTAGATTCATTTTGACTTGTAATTACATTGAAAAAATCATCTTACCTATTCAAAGTAGATGTCAATCATTTCAAATTGTTCCTCCAACTAAAAAAGATGTGGCAGTTCAAATTGCTAAAATCTTAAAAGAAGAAGATATACAATTTAATCCAGCAGATTTAGTTCCTATTGTAGATGGTTATTATCCTGATATTCGTAAGATTATTAACACTTGCCAATTAGCGTGTGTTGATGGTGTATTAAAAACTGAAAGTGCATCTATCGTTGATACTGATTTCAGATTAAAGTTAGTAGAAATTCTAAAATCAAAAGATGAAATTAGAAATAAATTTATGAATATTAGACAATTAGTTGCTGATAATAGAGTTACTGATTTTACGGATACATATTCATATCTTTATGATAAATTGGATGATTTTGCAAAGGGTAATACTGCACCTGTAATTCAGGCATTAGCTGAAGCAACTGCAAAAGATGCATTAGTAGTTGATAAAGAGATTCAATTTATGGCGGGTATAATTGCGGTTCTTCAAATATTAGGTAAATAATGAATCCGTTATTAATATATGGGTTCGTTATTATTTCTCAACTCGCATTAGCGGTATTTAAAGTATTGGAAATAAAGTGGGTTGTGGAAAATAATATAACAAAATCAGTTATATTATTTAATATCCAAACTATGTTTTGGATAGCATCAACTGCTTATTCAGTAGATAGTTTTTTAAAAGGAGATTGGATTACTATATGTTTATTTTTACTTTCTGGTTCATTGGGTAAAATTATTATCTTAAAGTATTTCAAAAAAAAGGAAGCAATAGATGAAACAATTTGATTTTTTTGATTTTGGATATCAACAATTAGATGAAGATATTAATCTTCCTCCAATTGTTATTGAAGAAATTGAAGGTATATATGTAGTAAGAGAAGATCTTCTTCCAGGAGGAACTAAACGAAGAGCCGCTTATAATTTTGTATTAAGATATCCTCATATTGAAAATTGGGTTTATGCTTCACCGAGACAAGGTTATGCACAACTTGCACTTGCCTATGTATGTAAAGATTTAGGAAAAAAAGCAGTTATATATGTTCCGGATAGTGATGATAAAACTGATTTAACATTACAATCTGAAGCATTGGGTGCAGAAATAAATCAAGTTCCAAACGGAATGCTTACAGTTATCAATAAAAGAGCTAGAGATAGACAAGGATTAGGTTGGGATAATACTATGTGTTTGCCGTTTGGATTAGACCATCCAATTATTGTTCAAACTATTGCGAATTTTGCTAAAAAATTACCAATAACTCCAACTGAAGTTTGGAGTGTAATGAGTAGTGGTGTATTAAGTAGAGGATTACAAATGGCATGGCCTGAAGCAAAAGTATATGGAGTTCAGATTGGACATGGGACTACCAAAGATGAAATGGGAAGAGCAATAACGATTCCAAAGAGAATGCCTTTTCATAAAGATTGTCCAGAAAATGAACGACCTCCGTTTCCATCTTCATTAACTTATGATAGTAAAGCATGGAAACATATTAAAGAAATGGCATCACCCGGTGCATTATTTTGGAATGTGGGTGCTTAAAAAAATAATAATATGTATTTAGATTATTTCGATAAATTTAAGGGAATGACTCCCTATCTCCATATCGG